CCATAATATAAAACCTAAATGTTTATTTTTAGTTGGTGCAGCTTTTCAGCTGGATAAAGAATATAAAGATTTGAATATTTACACTATCCCGTTTGAACATTGGTTACTAGTTTCTGTATCTGTGCAAAATTTCTTTCTCGATGCTGTGACTGACAAAGAATACAAAGATAAGTTACTTCTAGAAATATATCAGCAACCAAAGAAAAATGATTATTTTTGTGCTGTTCCTGTGTTAAAACCTAGGAAGCATAGGCTAGAGCTTTTAGCTTATTTAGATAAAATAGGAATGTTAGAACAATGCGACTGGAGTTGTGCGTTAAATCAAAGTAAACGTTTTAATAATTTTATACTGCATCCTAACAAACGTTTACAGTCTAATGACAACGTTTTTAATGAGGATGAACTAAATTTTATGAACAAATATAGTTTTCCTAAAGAGTTAAAATTTGATGAACTATGGAAATTACAGGATTCTCCTTATTCAGCTATCCCAACTATAACGGCAGTCGATTGGTTTAACCAGTATAAATTTATATTAGTGTCAGAAACATATATAGGTAACGAAATGGACCCAATTATGGGTGGTTGCGGTACGTTGTCTGAAAAAACTTTTAAATCGTTCCTATATGGATCTAGTGTTGTGATACATGGTGGTAAAGGGTCTGTTGATCAATTATTAAACCTAGGCTTCAAATCACAGTTTGGTAATTATGATTCTTCTAATGTACAAGAAATTGGGAAATTGATGCAAGAAATACAACAGAATCCTGTTGTTGATAACGATATAACAATACATAACTTCGACAGAATTACTGATTTAGAATTTTTAACTAGTTTAGTTACTACACCTCTTAATAAGATAGCGGAATTGATAAATAGTATTAGGAGATAATACTATGGCAGTTAACACTCAAAAACTTGCAGAAAAGATCTTTAACCTGTTAAAAGGATATGGATATGCTGTAAAGTCATATAATGCAGAAGGTAAGTTAGTTGTAAATCCACAGGAAGCAACACGCTTTTTAGTGGACGAACCTAACGTCCTTGTGCGTTTAGATTTAAACAATATGCAGGTTAGTTTAGCTACCAGCGATGATCTAAGCGACGACCCTTTAAGAACACAGTTAAAGAAAATTGTATATAATTTTAGTCCAGAAGTTACATTTGATTACAAAGTATTTGGTAAAAAATTAAAAGCTAAGGGCGAAGCAATTAACATAATTAAAAATTCGGAGAAAGATATGGCGGATGTAATGGAAGGCTTTGGAACTATGACAGGCAGTACAAAGACCAGCTATCAACCACTAGATAACATTAAGATTGTTGTCAAGCATAGAAAGCCTGTTAATGAGGAATCACGCGGAGCCCGCAGCAGAAACATCCACAGCATCTATATTCAGCGCGGCGAAGAAAAATTTAAAATGGCTGAAAACAGTTTAAAGGCAGCTCGTGCAATGGCTCGTCATATTCACAACGGTGGTGAAATGTTTGACAGCACAGGCCAAGCTATTACAGAGATGGCAAAAGAGTATCGTCAACTAGGCGACTTTGTTCGTTATGTTCGTAGTGCAGATCTAGTGAACGAATCCAATGAGCAGTACGTAAATATGGCAGTTGACAACATTGAGTCTATTAGAACTATGTTTGAAAAACTATCCGGTGTTAAGACATACGCTACAGCAGTAGAAAGCCTTCAAGATCGTTACAGCGTTGAAATTCTCGAGGACAGCGTTGACTTAGAAGGTCAGTTTGTTGAAACACACTTTGATGATCGCGTTGCTAACGCAATGGATAGCATTAAGCGAGCAATGGCAAGACAACAATCTTTTGAAAGCACAATTGTGAGTGCAATAGCAAATGAAACCTTTGAAAACCTCAAAGACATGTTAAGTGAAAATGATGTAGTTGATTTTGAAACACCGCACGCAAGACTTGGCCATCAGGTTGCTCAGATGGGTTATGCTGCTCAAAATCCTGTGTTAGGTAATTATCTACAAAATCTAAGCAAGAAGTTAACAGCAGGTGGTTCACTTAACCAGTTTGAGTACACAACTGTTAAGAGTTGCTTGCTATGTGCAACAGAAGCTAAAATTAAGACACCTGTTAGCGTTTCAGAATCAGAACGCTATGAGCAGTTTCTAGATAAGTTCACAGTTGAAACCTCGCTCTAATCAGAAAAATTGAGTAAAATATATGGCCCTGTATAAGTAACATTATACAGGGCTTTTTGTTCTGTATAGATAAATAAAATTGTTAGAAAAAAGTTCTTGACTTTCTTCTATCTAGGCATTAAACTAAACAAAGTTCTTATATAAAGAACAAACATGGCACATATGGCAAAGGAGAAATATTATGGCCTCATTAGCAGACATCCGCGCAAAGCTCGCGGCAATGGAATCGAAACCAGGTTCCACTTCCCAAACTCAAAGCGATAACGCAATTTATCCATTCTGGAATATTGAAGAAGGCGCTTCATCCGTACTACGTTTCCTCCCAGACGGTGATTCAAAGAATGATTTCTTTTGGGTCGAACGTCAGATGATTCGACTAACTTTCCCAGGTGTAAAGGGCGGTGAAAACAAGCCTGTAACTGTACAAGTACCTTGCGGTGAAATGTATGGTGACAACTGTCCAATTCTAACTGAAGTACGTCCTTGGTTTAAGGATCCTTCTTTAGAAGATATGGGCCGTAAGTACTGGAAGAAGAAGTCATATATCTTCCAAGGTTTCGTTACAGAGAATCCACTTAACGAAGATGCTCCTGAAAATTCAATCCGCCGTTTTGTAATCGGCCCTCAGATTTTCAACATCATTAAGTCGGCACTAATGGATCCAGATATGGAGAATATCCCAACCGATTATCTAAACGGCACAGACTTCCGTCTTGCTAAGACTACTAAGGGTCAGTATGCAGACTACAGCACCAGTAAGTGGGCTCGTAAGGAACGCAGTCTAGATGAAACTGAACTTGCGGCAATTGACAAGCATGGTTTGTTTAATCTAAACGAATTCCTCCCTGCTCGTCCAACTGCTGAACATTACACTGCTATTGCAGAAATGTTTGAAGCAAGTGTTAATGGTGATCTGTATGATCCTGCACGTTGGGGCAACTATTACAAGCCATATGGTGTTGAAGTACCTGCTAATGCACCAAGCGCAACTCTACAAAAGACAAGTGCTCCAGTAGCAAAGCCTGCTCCTGCTCCAGTAGCAGAAGAAGATGATGTTGCTCCTTTTGATGCAGACGAACCAAAGGTTAACACAGCATCTGAGCCAAAGCCAGGTCCAGCATTAACAGCAGAAAGCGGTACAGCTAAAAAGTCGGCAGATGATATTCTTGCAATGATTCGCGCTCGTAACAACGGTTAAGGAGCAAACACATGCAGAAACCATTTGACTTGACCAAGTTTCGTACTGGTCTAACTAAAAGCATCACCGGTATCAGTGCTGGCTTTCACGATCCACGTGATTGGATCAGCACTGGTAACTACACACTAAACTATCTTATTAGTGGAGACTTTAACAAAGGTATTCCACTAGGCAAGGTAAGTGTGTTTGCTGGTGAATCAGGTTCAGGTAAAAGTTTTATTTGTTCCGGCAATATTGTGCGTCACGCACAACAATCGGGCTGCCAAGTCGTTCTCTTTGACTCCGAGAACGCACTTGACGAAGAATGGTTGAAGGCACTAGAGGTCGATACCAGCCCAGAAAAGCTACTTCGTATTAGTGTTAGCATGATTGATGATGTCGCTAAAGCCATTTCCGACTTCATGAAAGACTATAAGTCTAATTATGGTGACCTACCCTACGAAGACCAGCCCAAGCTAATTTTCGTAATTGATAGTTTGGGCATGTTGCTCACTCCAACTGACGTAGATCAGTTCCAGAAGGGTGACATGAAAGGTGACATGGGTCGTAAGCCCAAGGCACTAACTGCATTGGTAAGAAACACTGTTAACCAGATTGCTCCTTATCCAATTGCATTAATTGCAACTAACCATACATATGCAAGTCAGGATATGTTTGACCCAGACGACAAGATCTCAGGTGGTCAAGGATTTATCTATGCATCAAGTATTGTTGTTGCAATGCGTAAGCTCAAGCTCAAGGAAGATGAGGACGGCAATAAGATCAGCGAAGTCCGAGGCATTCGTAGTGCTTGTAAGGTGATGAAAACTCGTTACAGCAAGCCCTTTGAAAGCGTACAGATTAAGATTCCTTATGAGTCAGGCATGGATCCATATAGTGGACTTTTAGACATGTTTGAAGCAAAGGGCATCTTGGCTAAAGAAGGTAACAAGCTGGCTTACACTTCTCCTGTTACCGGTGAACTTATTAAGGAGTTCAGAAAAGGTTGGACAGGAGCCAAGCTACAGATAATTATTGACGAGTGGAAGCAAAATCCTCTTGCCAGTAAGGATACTGTAGAGGACGCTTCTGCCGATGATTTTGAACCAACACCGGAGGAATACGCAGATGAGTCCTGAAGTTGCACTGCTTGACGAACTATGGGATATTGTAAAAGTACATATCCCAAAGAAGGATCGAGTTGAATTTGCAGAAACAATTTTGAGAACCTTTGAAGATCATCTAAGTTTAGATGACATCGAAGAGCATGTTCAAAGTTTTGATTCAGCAATGAAAGCAGCCATTAAAAGTCATTTTGATTATCTGTTAGATACAGATGAAGAAGATGACGATTATAACACTGACTGGGATTAAGCATGAGTACTTGGTATAACAAGATTGTAGATGACCTAGGCAATATTGTTCTTTGTATTGACTACTTTGAGGACGAACTTGAAAATGCCAAGTACGAATGTCGTATCAAGGGCAGTCTAGAGAAATCTAGTTCTGCTCTACCTGGTATCACAGAGCATCGCTTCAATCAACTACAAGAGATTGAAGCTATTCTCGAACACTTGAATATTGAGTTACGCAAAGAGCGTAGCAAGGTGTTTAGAAAGTATTTGGAAGCATACAACAGACAACTCAGTAGCAGAGATGCAGAGAAGTTTGTTGACGGTGAGGAAAGTGTTATTACACTCACTCACCTATGCAACCAGTTTAGTTTATTACGCAATAAGTTTTTAGGTATCATGAAAGGCCTGGATACCAAACAGTGGCAAATTGGTCATATTACAAGACTACGTACCGCAGGCATGGAAGATATTGTGATTAGCTAAATAATGTTATAGGGGGTATTTGTATGAAAGTTAAAAAACTAATTATGAAATACTATGAAGCTATTATCGGTGGCGACAAAGAAGAACAACAGCGTCTTTGGAAAAAGTCTTTAAAGAAATCCCTCAAGGGTAAACACACCGAAGTGATTAGGTAAGGAATATTCATGAAACAGGTTATAGCACTATTTTTAGCTCTAGCAGTAGCTACTCCAGCAGTAGCCGGCGGCCACCATTATCGCAATGGTTATAAAACTCAGCATCATCATAGACATGGTCCCGTGATTATACATCGTGACAATTGGGTAGCACCATTAATTGGTGGTGTTATTTTAGGTGCCGTTATTGCAGACGCAAAAGAAAAAGAAACAAAGCAAGTTATTGTTCAGTCTGCTCCTGTAACAGTTACAAAGGTGATTGTATGCAGTGAATGGAAAGAAATTATGACCAGCGATGGGCAAGTGTACAAAGAGCGTACATGTAGAGAGCAATAACCTTCGATAAGTTGTTGTTTTTTAACAAATTTTTAGCCCTTGTAAGTCATTGATTTATAAGGGCTTTTTTGTGGCTAAAAAACAACAAAAAATCGGTTGACTTATGCCCAGTTTCTGCTATTATATGTATATAGGGACAAAAAACGATGCTCACTGTATTGCTAATAATTGGACTGGTTGTTTTAGTTGGGTACTTCTGGAAAGATGTTATCCCCGCTACTGCCGATATTTTTTCAGTTATTATTGGTGCTATTTGGGCATGGTTTATGTTTTGGTGGATTTTAGAAGCAATTTTCGGTTGACAGTACTGCAAATCCTGCTATACTGTACAAGTAAGTTAAATTTTTGTGTGGGAGCAAAAAGTTATGTTAATTAATATTAAGCAGGGCAGTTACCGTAACAGCCCAATCATTAACACTGTATTTCCAATGGTGAAGCCAGTTAACATTGGCAAGAAGGGCATGTTCGCTACAGTCGACGCCCGCGCACTGTTGGGTGAAGATAAAGGAGCAATTCGCGTGTTGCTTGAAGGACCTGATGCATTTGAATATATCACCTCAGAAGGTGAGACTGTCACACAGATGACTCCTCTAAAGAGCGAGAAGATTACAGAAACGCCTGAAGAAGCAATGGATCGTATCCGTAAGCGTTTTGCAATTCTCGACCAAATGACTGATGCTGTTGCGAATAGTGTTGTTCGTGGTTTGATTGTTAGCGGCCCTCCAGGCGTTGGTAAGAGTTTTGGTGTTGAGCGTATCCTTGACGAATATGAAGCGATGCACAAGCTCGCCGGCGGTAAGAATCCGCGCACAGAAGTTGTTAAAGGTTCAATGACCCCAATTGGTTTGTTCCAGACGCTGTACAATAACAGCCAGGATGGTAACATTCTTGTGTTTGACGACTGTGATAGCATCTTGTTTGATGAAGTGTGTTTGAACATGCTCAAGGCTGTGCTGGACTCAGGCAAGAAGCGTACCATTAGTTGGAAGAGTGAAAGTAATGCTCTGCGCCGCGAAGGCATTCCAGACCGTTTTGACTTTAAGGGCGGCTGTATCTTTATCACGAACGTTAACTTTGAAAACGTGCGTAGCAAGAAGATCCAAGATCACTTGGAAGCGTTGATGTCACGTTGTCACTACATTGACCTTGAGATGGACAGCATTGAAGACCGCTTCTTGCGTATTAACCAAATTGTTAAGGACGGCATGCTCAACGAGTACGACTTCGGTGACGAAGGCGAGCAGGAAGTTGTTGACTTTATGATTGAGAAGGCTAACCGACTCCGTGAAGTTAGCTTGCGTATGGTGCTCAAGGTAGCTGACCTTAAGAAGATGGCTCCAGAGAACTGGAAGGATCTTGCAGAGAGTACATGTATGAAGCGTTTTGCCTAAGCACCTCCCACTGGTTAGGCAGGCTCCCTCGGGTAGTAATACCCGGGGGATTTTTTGCATTTGCCACTTGACAAATCATTGGAAGTAGTATAAATTAGTATAGTATGCAAAAAGTTACATTAGAAATAAGAGATGAAGTGAATGTCAAGTTTGTTGGACTTGATGTAAAGACACGGCGTAAGATATCTGACGCTGTAAAGTATTTCTTGCCCTATGCGTATCATATGCCAGCTTATAAGTTGGGTCGTTGGGACGGATGCATTCGCTATTGTGATGTTGGTGGTCGCACTTATTTTAATTTGCTAGACAAGTTGCTGCCTATTGTAGTAGGTGACGGATACCAAGTTGAGGTGGATGATCAACGACAAACTTGGAACTTCTCTTTTGATCCGGTAACACAGACAGACTATGATAATATTGCGTGGCCTGCTAAACATCCACGTGCCGGCGAACCTATCCTTTTACGTGACTACCAAGTTGAGGTTATCAATCGCTTTTTAGACAATCCGCAATGCTTACAGCAAATTGCTACAGGCGCAGGCAAAACACTTATTACCGCAGTACTAAGTCACAAGTGTGAACCATATGGGCGTAGTATTGTTATCGTTCCTAACAAAGACCTTGTAGTCCAAACAGAAAAAGATTACAAGAATATGGGACTTGATGTTGGTGTGTTCTTTGGTGATAGAAAAGAGTTTGGTAAGACGCACACTATTTGTACTTGGCAGAGTCTTGCTATCCTAGAAAAGAAAACCAAAGAAGGTGTAGCAGATATTGACGTAGAGCAATTCCTAGATGGTGTTGTATGCGTAATGGTAGACGAGGTACACAAGGCTAAAGCAGATGTGTTGCGAGATCAACTAAGTGGTATCTTCCGCAATGTTCCTATCCGATGGGGACTAACAGGTACCATCCCTAAGGACGAATACGAAGCAGTGGGTTGCGTTTGCAGTATTGGTCCTGTTGTAGGTAACCTTAGCAGTAAAGAATTACAGGACATGGGTGTGCTTGCTGATCTAGACATTAACATTCTACAGTTGCAGGATGGTGTGTTAGGGTTTAGCAGTTATGCACAAGAGCTTAAATGGTTGGTTACTGACCCTAAGCGTATTGATCAGATCAGTAACATTGTAAAAGGGCTGAGCAACAGTGGTAATACTCTGGTGCTTATTGATCGTATCGCTACAGGTGAGATGCTAATGGAGCGTAATCCAGACTGGGTATTCATCAGCGGCGAAATGAAAACCAACGATAGACAAAAAGAATATGACGAAGTTTCGGACGCTAATAATAAGATTATTGTGGCGACTTATGGTGTGGCCGCTGTGGGTATTAATATTCCTAGGATTTTTAATCTGGTTCTTCTGGAACCCGGAAAGAGCTTTGTTAGGGTTATCCAGAGCATTGGACGAGGTATCCGCAAAGCTAGCGATAAGGACTACTTACAGGTAGTTGATCTTACTAGTAGTTTAAAATACAGCAAGCGTCATATGACTAAGCGTAAAGAATACTACAAAGAGCAAAACTTTAGATTCACAATGACTAAGGTTGAATACAAATGACCGATTTACAGAGTACAATATGTTCTGCATTTTGGAAACACGCTAATGTTCGATCAAATGATGAAGTGTTTCCGTGCTGTCGATTTAAGTATCCTATACAGAAGTTTGATGGTGACTTAGACTCGACCTTACATAGTGAAGAATATAACGAGCTGCGTAAAAAAAATTCGTCCGGTTTAAAAATAGATGGCTGTCAAAAATGTTATTATGAAGAGTCGATAGGAGCATACAGTCTTAGAAACTGGTTCAATGACAACTATGAATCTGATTATGTAACCTTAGAATTTTTGGAAATAGGTTTTGATAATATTTGCAACTTGACTTGTGACGGTTGCAGTCCTAATTTTAGTAGTTCGTGGGCAAAAAAATTAAATTTAGAAAAAACTGTCAGGACTACGCATGAAATTAAATCAGTCCCGCACACAGTAAATAAAGTTTTATTTTTAGGCGGCGAGCCTTTGATGACGTCTAGGCATCTAAAACTTTTAAACAAAATTTTAAACAAAGAACATGTAACAATTGAGTATAACACTAATGGTACATTTTTACTAGATGATGCAACTGTTAACGAACTAAAGAAATTTAAACATGTTAAATTTACAGTAAGTATTGATGGCTTTGGAGAGCTTAATGATAAAGTTCGAAACGGTAGCAAATGGAATGATATTATTAAATTTATTAATCAAGTAAAACAATTAAATTTTGAGCTAGAAATAAATTCAGTAATCCACAAGAACAACTGGCACGGTATAAAA